GGATCACCAGAGGAAGAAAACCTCTGAAGAAAAAAATGCAGAACCCAACCTGTTAAAGTTGGGCGTAGGGTGTACGCAGATATTGCGTGCACTCCATCTGTTGAAAATTACGTGGTCCCAGCAAATTGCTGGGTCTGACAACGCTTATGCACGAAAGCAGGATGAGATCCGACGCTACTCAAAATTTGAGAAAGCGAGGAGACGTAATCCAGCCGCCGTGCTAGAACCCCCTGAGCAAGAACCGGATGTTGTTAAAATTCCGATCTTATCAGGTGTTAGTCGAGGGATCTTCGAGAAAATATTCGAAGGGATCTCTCCTAAAGGTTCTGGGGCTCGTTGTCAGGTGGTAGAGAGCTCTATTGAAATCAAGAGTTCTCTGTTTGAGAGGGACTGGCTTGGAAGTGCTATCCAGGTCTCGATTGGCCTCATCGAGATTTTAGCTGACTATGACAATGACTTTTTTGCATGTCACAGCTTATCCAGTATTACCTCCGTGCTGCGGAGCTTTCTAGTGTTCGAGAAGTATCAAGATTATATTGACTATCTTAAGTACGCTACGACATGGCTCCACGCGAGGAGTTTGAGACAAGAGGTGCTGCCTAAGGCACCTTCAATTGTGCATCAATATGGTCTCACTCCCTTCATGTTCAATAGTTCAGTCAAGCGATTTCTGAAGAATCGTATTGTGTCAGGGTTGCGCCCTGCCAATCAACGACTGTTCTGGTCCATAGCACAAGTTAAACGATGTGCTGAAGTTGTCCCCGACGATTATATCATAGAATCTCTGTACAAGCACCAAAGTGCAATGTGTAAAAGAGATAATGAAACGTCGCCAGAGTTCCTGGACGAATTCAGACGAAGAGCCGAACAGATACTGGGTAATATAAACCTATCTGGTCTAGACGAAGTAAGGGAATTCTCGTCTAATGCTTGTTTTGAAAACGCGATGAAGAACGGCGGTGCAAAGAGATATATTCAAGAGCTGTGTATCAGTAATGATCACACGGCCCGTGAAGAACTCCTTTCAATGCACTTTTGCCCGTATCGAGGCGTAACAGAACGACGTGGTCTCGTCTGTCCCAGTATGAACCAACTTATCGATCTTCTTTTCGAGGAACAGGTGTTTAAAGTCCCTGACCCCGATGATGAACCAGAGAATCGACCCGCACCGTGCAAAGTTCCGTTTATTGATAAACACGGAAATAGTGTAGGCGTTCCGGAGGAAGATAGAATTGATCTCGAGTCAACTGCGTTGAGGCACGGTGAAGTACCGTATTGCAGTGCAAAAGTCTATAGTATATGTGAACCGTTAAAGATCCGCAATATTACTGCAGGCAATGCGCTCAATTATGCAATCGCGAAGCCCTTACAAAAGGCGATGCATAGCTCTCTAAAACAGTTTCCCCAATTTGCACTTATTGGAGAACCCTTAGCAGAAAAACATGTAGAATCAATTATGATGAGTGGCGAAAAAGGTGATAAGATCGCTAGTGGAGACTTCTCCGCTGCAACTGATAATATCTCGATCAAGCTCACGAAGATGTGTCTTGAGATAATTTTAGCGAGAATTGTCAAAAAATATGCCAAAGTTCCCGGTATGGGTCCCGAAAAAGTCAGAGTTCTATCTGACATATATCGATCAGTGCTCTACGAACATCTAATCAGTTACCCTAACCTTCACCACCTGCAAGAAAAGCAGGGTGGGAGAGGAAAGTGTAGTGTCGATATGGAGGCTTTGAGAAGCAAAAAACATGCGCAAGAAGTGATACAACAGAATGGTCAGTTGATGGGTTCAAACCTGTCCTTCCCTATTCTGTGCGTCATCAATCTTATTGTGTATTGGATGGCTGTCTCCCCCGAATCAACACATTTCACAGACCTCAAGGTTCTTGTGAATGGCGACGACATAATGTTCAAGTGTAGTGAGGAAAAGTATAAGAAGTGGTTGAATTTATTACCACAGGCTGGCTTGACCCCTTCTCCTGGGAAGAACTTCTTCCACGAGAAATATGGTACTGTTAATAGTGCCTTATTCTACATCAATAAAGAGCACAAGACCCCAATGTGTGAGTATCTCCCTTTCTTCAATGTTGGAATGCTTCTCGGACAGTCAAAAGTCGCGAAAGCAGATGACGGTAAGTTCAAACCGATTCATTATCTACATGAGAAGGCACTCCACGGAGCATTCAACAAGATTCGAGCAAATCACCGCTTCTGTTATTATAACAGCAAAGCATTGAGTGAATGTTCGAAGACACCTGATGGTGTCACGCTGAATTGGTTCTTTCCGAGAACTATGGGCGGTCTAGGTATGAAACTCCCTGAAGGTATGAGATTTTCAACACGACCAGGTAAAGATGTTATTATGACAACTTGGCAGCAGCGTGCAATAGCACATGGATTACGGGCAAAGTGGTACCCGGAAGGAAAGCTCTTAGAGAAAGCACCTTTTAAACCCATAGGGATGAAATCCGTCGCACCTGAGGAGTCTGACACAGTAAAATTAGGTGTCTCTCCCAGTAAGCAAGTCTTCTACGAAGCCAACCTTAATTGCTACCCAGCACATTGGATGTGCGGCAAGGTTCGTAGTGAAATAAATCCACCCAATTGGTGTATAGATTTGCTCTGTGAAGTAGAGGAAGAAGCTAAGAAATTCCGTTTTGAAGGTTTGAGCATGAAAAAATTCGCTAAGCCCATACCGGATATCCCTAGGGGCGATTACCACCTCGACTCGCAATATGGAAGGAAGAGATATTATCAGCTGATTAAGCTTGATAATCCTCACCTCTACTACGAAATCGAGATGTACCGTCACCATGATAATCGTTTAATAAACTATGAACAAAGCCATAAGACCGATCAGATGTCGGAGAGACAGCAGGCAAAAATACAGCATCAGCGAGTTGTTTTCCAAAGTACTAATGTACAACGCAACGCAGATGAGAGACATAAATTAACCTTGTCCCATGTAGAGCATGCTAGTTTCTCTGATATATTCCTCACACAAGCACATTTGGATGCGAGCCCGTTCAGACAGCAATGTCAGAACATTGAGCAATGTGAAGAAGGTGATCAATCGTGGTTAATGAACATGACGAATGCGTGTATCTCGCTCTAACAGAGCTTGGTCAGTCGCATCTTCTGAGATTCAACTCTCAAAAGGCTAGAGCCCACGCGAGCCTTCCGCAAGGTAAAGTTACCTGATGACAAGACGTACAGTTCAGTACTAAGTTCAGGGCACTACTATTCACAATGGCTTCATTGTGCAGGCACATCGGAAATGTTGTGTGAGACTGGTTCTTATCGAATCGGGATTAGTAGTGTAAATAATAGCAATAGGTCCTCATATCAAGGTCTTCGCAAGACCGATACCCAAAGCACTTTAAGGCGTGCACTAAGACTTAAGTCAGAATGTCAACAGACTACAAAGGGTAACGCTGGACAATCCGTTTGAAACCGGTAAGTGATGCTGATGATGATCGATCACTTTAGCGTATATGAGCGAGCATAGTCGCCCGTCAGGCTTCTTAATCCTGACAATGAGAGGGGGACCCTATGAATTCTCAGAGGAAAGGCAACAACCAAAGTTCCCGTCAGAGCAAGACGCAAACACGTAAACCGAGTGCACAGGTCAAAGTGCAGAAGATACTATCGCAGGTTAATGCGACGCAAACTCCACGTGTAAGGGGGAGAGGAGGGTACTGGTCTGATTTTAAAGACTGGGCCTTTTCGAACAAAGATGGTAAGCCGTCGAGAGCTAACGACTTTATCTCAGCGTCATCAGGCGCATTAGGTGCCGCACTTGGCGCACCAGCAGACCTATCAGCACGGGCTGGATCATTTCTCTCAAGAGTATTTGGTCTTGGATCTTATTCCGTGCGGAAGAACTCGTTGCTACCACCTATGAATAATGGTACGCAACCTGTTGAAACCATGGCGTCCGTTGCACGTCCACCCGCCTTTGGTTCAACTGGTTCTGGTTCTGATATTGTTTTCTCACACTCAGAGTATATAACTGACATTGTTTCTTCAGTCGGTTTTAACTCGCAGACTTATATTAACAACCCGGGCAACCCAGTTGCTTTTCCGTGGTTGTCTCAAGTTGCGGGTCTCTATGAGGAGTTTGAATGGCTTGGATTGATCTATCAGTGGCGCCCTACGTCAGCCACTGCGGTCGGTACTACTTCATCAGCTATGGGGGTAGTTGTTGTTGCAACAGATTATGATGCATACGACACGAACTTCACCAATAAGCGTGCAATGGAGTCGGCAGAGTTTAGCTCCTCTGCGGTACCTTATCAGCAATTCATGCACCCAATCGAGTGTGATCCTAGAAGAAATATTACGGCTACGAACTACGTTCTTCCGAACGTCTCGTCAGTCACTGGTGCACCAGGTGATGCACGTCTCTCAATTCCATCAATCACTACGGTCGCTACACAAGGTCAACAGACTGGTGGTACTGTAATTGGTGAGTTATGGGTAACCTATCAGGTTCGTCTATCTAGACCGATACTTGAATCAGGAACATCCTACAATACTCAACATATTACAGCTACAACTAATGCTGGTAACTCGGTGATAACGATCGCTCGAAACGAAAATACTGTCGGAGCTGGCTTCACCCCATCGGTGGTCTTAGGTTCTGGTCTTAACTTGATCAATACCGGAGCACTGTCTGGACAGTATGTAGTTTTAGTGCTAATCACCTCGTATACGGGTGCTACAGGCAACATTTGGACTACCAGTGGTTATTTTAATGCCATTGGTACCACATCTTTCCCCAACGTTTGTGGAGGATCTGGTGGTCTATTTGATTCACAGCGTGTAGCATCTTATTATGGTGGTGCGGGTTCAGGTAACGCAACAGGGACTTCACAGTTCTTGCAAACAGTTATAATGCAAGTTAACACCGTTACGGATGGTTTGCTTGTTGCGATTCCTCAGAACTCGAATGGATCGGCAATCGTTGATATCTTCATTGTTCCTTACCCTACCGGTTTGACTACGTCACGGAGGTTTGGGAAGACTCAAGATCAAAAGATTGCAGAGGCAGTGTTTAAGACGCTAAATTGTTCGAAGGAGGAGGAGACCGCACCTGCGTTAAGCACAGTGCAGTGTCCCACTCCCTCTCTAACTTCATCAACAAACTCTACTTCGAGTAGTTCGAGTTCTTCCGACGAACCTGAGAGTCAATCTGCTTATGCAGAGACCCCTCTTAGGCTCGATCGTGAGGAATTATTCTTGGACGAAAAGATGAGAGAAAAGCTTCAATATCAAATTGATGAACTTGAGGCTAAGTTGATGAGCCTGCAACTCATAAAAGAGCAGGCAACACCTTCTCTGAAGGATGCGAAGTGTTAATGTGGTAGGGATCTTCACCTGTCACTCGACCACACGTAACTCCCGGGTTCTAGGAGTGTTGAGCTTACAAATACTTTAAAACTCGAAATCTCTAGTTTCTCGTATAAAACTACCTTCACCAAATAAATTATCGGACTTAGCTAAATGATGTACGGACAGTATGTTACGGCCATAGCAGCAAGCAACCATAATCGGATGAAGATGTAAGGAAGAGACAACAAGATCTTGAGACACTTTCACAGGGTTTAGAAGTCTGAAACGCCCGACGGCAAAACTTTACGTCGGGAGACTCTCTATTTCATCTGCAGTGTTCTGTAGAAGCTCCACTTCTCCATAGGGGAGAACGGATTAGGGTAGCAA